TCCTGAGTTGTCTGAACAGCTTTTTTGACTTCCGTTTTAACTTCAGTAGGACGAACGTTTTCCGTTACTTCCTTTTCAGCAATTATCTGTTTGGAAGGACTAGGATTGCGTACCGTGATACGTTCCATCGTTTTCTCAGACTTCTCAGACTTAGATTCATCACCCTTTTCCGTCATACCCTGATTCTCATGAATGTGTCTCAATTCCTCAGTAGACTTGAATACATCATCATTAAGTATTTTGAAATTCAAAGAAAAAGCTTTCTCCATGAATTCGTCTGCATCGTCAGGTTGAAGGACATCACCGTTTGACTTCTTAAGAGGGCCAGGTTTCACGAAAAAATCAGAATCATTATATGTCGGAAGTGATTTACCTCTTTCATCGGTGATTCTCTTAACGACAAGTTTGAAATTGACACCTTCGAAAAGATGTGAATATTCAATCCCTACCTTATCCATTTCTTCATCACCTATCAAAATCTTAGTACCCATTTGATAGATACTCTTTCCGTATTCAAAAATTTTGATTTTACCTTCATTGGCACGATCATCTCTTTCATCAGACACGATATAGATGTTTGAAAAATATCGAGGACGAGCATACCACCTTTTTGCCTTATTCTGCGCGTGTTGATCGCCGTTCCACCAAGGATCAACCTCTTCGCAAATCGGACAATCCCACTTCTTTGAACGAGCAGGTTTAGCAGGACAAGCGAGATATACAAACTTACCGTTCGGATATTCGATCATGTGTGAATTACGTTGTACACTATGAGATCCATTTGTGCTGTCTGGATTTGGAATAAATCGAATAATATACTCAACTTCTTCCTTACCCTTTTCCAAGTCTGGTTTCCAAAAATCATTGGTGAAGGCTTCGGAATTTTTGTTCTCCTGTTCCTTCAGACTTTCTTGTGCCGCCTTCAAATTACTTTGAAGATATTTACTTTTTCCCATCTTTAACTCCTTAATAGTTAATTATTAATTGAACTTTCGCACCGTGCGAATTCTTGTTTCGGAAAACAAGCTTGAAATCGGTTTGTTCATTCCCTATTTTTGCGACTGGTTTATACATTAAATACTCGATCTAATTTTTTTAAGTTATTATCTATAAGTTCAGTAAATTCATTATCAAGAATTCGTTGTTTAATTTTATCTACTTTATATCTTGTAAGACTTGAGCAATATATTTTAAACCACTTCTTTTTCATGAACTCTTCTATATCTATCAAGTATACGAATATATTATCGTCTATTATATCATTCCTCCACAATTTTACAAGAGTGGGAGGATTACCTTCTAGTAAAGCATTAAAGCTTTTAACATTATTCAATATACAATAATCTTCCAAGTTATTGAGACTTTTCCTTATTGATTCTTTATCTAAAGTTGTTAAAATATCTTTCTTATCGAAAACTTTTATTATTTCATCATAACTTTCTACTATGTTAGACACGAAAAACGACCCTTTATCTAAATAATATGATGAAGACTCCATGAATTTTCGTATGGTCTCTCTCTGCGTTATATTGTTCTTTTCCAACAATCGTTTGAGATTTATGAACATCATATATTCATAATTCTTCGCTTTTAAAGAATTAAGATTTTGCGGTAGTCTAAAAGGTCTGCTATTAACCTTCGCTAAAGTAATCAGATATTCGCTGTATAATGTCAATAGTCTCATAAAATGTACGATATTTGTTGTTTTCATCTTTTGAATAAACTTAATAAATTCTCGCTGTCAGAGTATTCAGAATATTTCTTTTTATTTTTCTTTTCGTTACGTTCACGTTCTTTTTCTTTCCAGTATCTGATATTAAAATTGTTTTCAGCATAATTTCTCAATTTTTGTCTATTATCATTATCGAGACACATAATAAAATTTTCAGGAGTTATATTAAAATCTTCTATGATAATGTAAGCGACATCAAACAGTTCATCAAAATTCTCTATTATTTTAGTGAATGCTTCATTAATTGTTTTCTTGTACTTTTTCTTGATTTTAGCAGAAGACAATTCACAACTATTCAAATCTGATGAGTTGACGTTCTTTTCTTTCTTGATGTCATTCAATAAATAGGAGATATTCTCAATAATCTTTTTGTTCTCTTTAACGTATTCTTCGTTAACGATTTTTGCTTTAATATTCATTTTATTTTTATCCCCTTTGAATTTCTAGTATCATCATCCTTCTCCTTCTCCTTTTCTATTTCATCAGATGCAGTATCATCGTCTTCCGAATCTACTTCAATACCTTTATCTTTTTCTTCCTTTGAGTCTTCTTCTGAATCTTTCAGTTTACGTTTTCTTTCTTGAAGATTTTTCAATGCGTCAAGATGTATTTGCGTATCATCATTTTTAGGATTACATTCGTCAACAAGGAGTTTAAGTTTATCCCTATCAATAGGAATAATAAATGATTCACCCTTTTCAGATAGTCTAGACTTAATAATTTCAAATCTTAACTGAGACAATCCTTGAAACGATGGAGGATTCGTTATACCAATGATAAGATCCGCAGTCATTGAAATACCTAAAGAGTCAGACACGTCATCCATTCCCACTCTTTCTTCCCCATATGCAGAACGTCTCGCTTGTGAACCTGATATCACAGGACAGTTATGTTTGAATGATAACCATCTCAAGTTCTCACAAACTTCTTTACCTCTTTCATAACTACCTTTCGTATCGATATTAATAGGTCTCATAATTCCTAAATAATCGACAATGATCGCATCCGGTTTAAACTGTTTCTTAGTCTTCAACTCAATAATATAATTGTCAAGATCCAATGCACTAATAGTCCCCGGTGCGTACTCTTGAATAACTAATTCACCCGTTTTACCCTTTTCATAAGATTCTTTCAATCTTTTTTTGACTTCATCACGCATTTTAATAACACTTCTAGCATTTAAGTCTGTGAACGCTGCGGTATATCTCAAGTGAATATGTTCTCTAGGAATTTCAAATGTAATGTAAATAACATTCATGTTATTTTTTATCGCAGACAACGCCATATTTGTCATCATCAATGTCTTACCTATTCCTGATTCTCCTAAATAAACTAACAACATCTTTCGTATCAATCCACCACCTATTTTAGAATCAAGAGGTTTTATTCCTGTCGGAATTCGTTCTTGATCGTTAGATAACAAATCAAACACATTATCAAGTTGTGCAAGATCGGAATAGAAAATTCCTAAATCCTCATTCCAATTTATAGAAACAATGTCTGACATGTTTTTAAATAACATGTTGTAATCTATTTCAGTTCCGTCTGAAAATTGAGAAAATGATGTATCTAAAAAATTATACATCGATTTCTGTTTGACATAATTTTTAGTTTCGTCAAATAACCAATCTTCGTTTACTATAGAATCAAAATCTACCTCTTTGACTTCATTGAGAAATTTAACACTCAAATTAATTTGCTTTTCTTGGAGTTTTGAATGTTCTTCTATGACGTTTCTGATAATAGAGATCTGAGGGACTTTATCATATTTTTTGTAATATTTTTTGATAATTTTTAAAATAATCGAAGATTTAGTCGAAAACTGTTCTTCTTTCAGGTTTGATATTACTTTCCTGAAATAAGAATCATTTTCGAGAAGACCTTTGACTATAAATCTCTCAGTTGTAATCCACTTTTCGTCAGTCATGTAAAATCATTCACCTGCATTTTCTGATTCAGATATTTCAATATTGGACTCTGAAATATCATCTTCAGGAAGATACTTGGAAGAATATGTATAATTTTTCAAACAATACTCTTCAATTGCAGACATTGTATCACTATTAAATGCTTGCGGTGCAATCTTTTTACTGTAAAGTTCGAGTTTGCTAAACGTCTTCTTCATATGTTTAACTTCGAATTTTTCAGCGCCTACTGTCTTCGCAGTCTGATTGAATAACCCTGCTTCAACCGCAAAAGGAGCGAGTCCGAAGTAAGGTAACAATCCTTCTCTGAATGATAACATAATCTCACAAGTCTGATTTGGAATTGCGATCCTATTCTTATCGGTTTTCACGGTTAACAACCTACCAAACACTTTATTGGTAACTTTGTCCTTTATATCCTTAGCGGAAGCGAGAGCAACCACAGAAGCCATGTAAACTGGTTGATTTCCACCCGACATAACCAATTTTGCATACATAGGATTAGGAGCGTTTGCTACATCTCTATATGCATGGTTGGTATAGATGTATGGGATATGATGAAACGCGCAGAAGTGAATCATGTTACGCAACATGTCTTTCAACGCTTTTGCACGAGAACCCATATCAGCGTTTCTCTTATCTTCCTTGATATCTCTCTTATCCTTTTCGCTGGATAAGTTACCCAAAGAGTCCATCACCAACATAATCTTGGTTCCGGGATTTTTATTCAAAATATCACCTACTTTATTGATTACAAAGTTTCTTACCTCTTCAATAACGAAAAGGTTTTCATGCCAAATGTACTCTGCATTACAACCAATATCTTTCGCAAAATCAGACGATACCGCATTCTCTGTATCAATGTAAATCGCGTAATAACCCTTCTCCTGCGCGTGTTTAATGGTGGACATCGTCATGTATGACTTACCCACGCCCGATAGACCTGCGAACGCCGTGGCGCGTCCTGCGGCGACTCCCTTAAAGGGACTTCCACTCAATAAAATATTAAATGCGTAACTCCCTGTAGAAATCCAATCTTGTATGTTTGAATAGGGGGATTCTACTAATGTAGATCCTGTTTCGCTCTTTAGACTTTTGAATAATGACGCGATTTCATCTAAACCCGACTTTTTCTTCTCTTTAGCCATTTGCTTCTCCTTAATTTTTAAACCTTACCTATTATAACTTAACTTTTAATTTTTGAAGAGACGATTAAATCTCTGCCCTTATTTATAAAAACAAAGCAGAGAGGGAGGAGAAATTATTTTATATAATCCTTTAATGCCGCCACGTGTTTGCAAATAAATAATCGTCCCTCTGGATTACTGATTTTAGTCCATTCTTTGTTATGAGACGCAGCAAATTCTGTATTATATTTTGAAGACAGTTCGTAACGTGCTAAACCTGCTTCAACTAAAGGAGTCATCAACCGATAGAAAAAATCCTTACAATCGCAATAAACTCTTTCAATCACACCTTCTTTATGAATGATAAATCCCTTGTGTCTTTTCATCTCTTTGGAGGGAAAAGACTTAAAATTGAACTCTAATTTTTCAGATCCGTCAGAATAAGGTTGTGCAATTGGAGGATTGGTACGAACTTCTTGAATAGCACGTCTCAAACGGAATGCATCTGTGTTTTGTAATAAATGATCAAATGTTACAGAATTTTTTGATTCTGTTAAAATTTCAATAGGATAAAACGAAAATTCTTCTTTTTCTTCTTTCTCTGTTAAAAAATT